AACATCCCTCCCGCCGAGGCCGAAGCGCGCTATTATGCTCAAATCGAGGACGTCGCCATCGCGGCGTGACTCAACCAAATCGGCCTCCGACAAACTCGGGGCGGTTCAAACTACATCGGCTACTGCGCCGACCAGAACCCCAGCCGGGTGCTGGTCTACCAGCCGACCATCGACGACGCCGAGGACTTCGCCAAGGACGACGTCGCCAAGCTGCTGCTGTGGCCGGCGGTGCGCCGGCTGTTCAGCGGGAAGAAACGGGACGCCAGCAACACGATCCGCTCCAAACGCTTCCCCGGCGGCTGGATCAAGATCAAGGGAGCGAACAGCCCGAAGGAGTTCCGCCGCATCACCGCCGACAAGGTGCTGCTGGAGGAGCCCGACGGCTACCCGGCCACGGCCGGCATGGAGGGCGACCAAGCCGAGCTGGCGTTCAAGCGCTGCCTGACCTCGGACGAGCCGCTGAAGGCCGCCGGCAGCACGCCGACGGTCAAGGGCGCCAGCAAGATCGACGCGCTGTTCGAACAGGGCACCCAGGAACACCGCTACGTGCCCTGCCCGCACTGCGGCGAGATGCAGATCATCCAGTTCGGCAACGGCACCGGGCCGGGCATCCGCTGGGAGCCGAAGGAGGCGCCGACCCACGCGTGGTACGTCTGCGTCAACGGCTGCCCCATCGAGGAGGAAGGCGAGGGGGAGGTCGGCGGCAAGGCCTGGATGGACGAGCATGGCGCGTGGCGGGCGCACGCGCCGGAGAACTGGCCGCACCGCTCCTTCCACATCTGGTCCGGCTACAGCCAGTTTGCCCAGGCGTCCTGGCTGGAGCTGGCCAAGGAGTTCGTCCGGGTCCGCAAGGACCCCAACAAGCTGCGGGTCTTCGTCAATCAGGTCCTCGCCGAAACCTACGTGGTGCGCGGCGAGGCGCCGGAGTGGCGCCGGCTCTATGAGCGCCGCGAGGACTACCGCCGGATCCCGGCCGGCGGGCTGATCCTGACCGCCGGCATCGACGTGCAGAAGAACCGCGTCGAGGTCTTCGTGTGGGCCTGGGGGGCGGACTGGCAGTCCTGGCTGGTCGACCACATCGTGATTCCCGGCAACCCCTACGAGGCCGAGGTGTGGACCAAGGCGTCGGAGGCCATCCAGGGCCATTGGACGCACGAGTCCGGGGTGGAGCTGAGCCTGACCAAGGTCGGCGCCGACACCGGCTATGCCACCAAGCAGGTCGAGGCCTGGAGCCGCAAGCATCCCGGTCTGGTCATCCCGATCAAGGGCGCCAACAGCCTGGGCGCCCCGGCCTTCGCGTGGTCGAGCGTGCGCGAGTCCACGACGGACGGCAAGCGGCGCAAGCGGGGCCTGCGGCTCGGGATGGTCGGCGGCCACACCCTGACGCTGGAGCTGTACGGGCTGCTGGGCCTCGACCCGCCGACGGAGGACGAGGCGGCCGAGGGCGCGGTCCATCCCGCCGGCTACGTCCACCTGAACAAGCAGGCCAGCGAGGAGCTGTGCAAGCAGCTGGTCGGCGACCAGTGGATGGAGGAGAGCGGCAACTGGAAACAGGTCCACGCCACCGAGGCGCTGGACGGCTGGAAATACGCCCGCGCGGTGCTGATCGCGCTGGGGGCGGAACGCTGGTCCGCCAACCGCTGGGCGCAGCTCGCCGAAGCGCTCGCCGTCGTCGCTCCCTCCACCGCCGGGGAGGATGCCGGCGACACCGATACGCCGGTCCCGGTGCCCGCCAAACCCGCGCCGCCGGCCAAGAAAAGCCGATGGGAAACCGTCGTCCACCACAACGACTACACAGCGAGATAGCCCATGGCCACCACCCCCGAGCTGGAAGCGCGGTTGGAGCAGCTTCTCAAGGCCCGCGCCAACGACGCCCGACTGGTCCAGCGGGCGGACGGGTCGCGGGTCGAATACCGGACCGGCGCCGAGCTGGACACGGCGATCCAGGACCTGGAGAAGCGCCTCGCCGCCCGCAAGGGCCGGGCCGTCGGGCCGGTCTACCAGCGCACCCGCAGCGTCAAGGATCTCTGATGAGCAAGCCCATCCTTCGCGTGGCGGCCGGCGACGCCTCGGGGCGGACAGCCCGCCCGGTCACGCCGGCAACGCCGGGGCCGAGCAACCGGTCCAACGGCCTGGACGCGGCGCAGTACGGCGGCCGGCTGACCTCCTTCGTCCCGGCGGCCCAGCACATCAACGCCCTGATTTCCTCCTCGGGCCGCACCGTCACCACCCGCGCCCGCTACCTGCGGCGCAACAACGGTTATGTGAAGGCGGCGGCCGAGGCCTGGAAGGGCGACGTGATCGGCACCGGCTTCACCCCGACCGTGGGCGACGAGGCCCTGAAGGCGCTGTACAACCGCTGGACATGGCAGGCCGACGCCGAGGGCGTGCTGGACTTCGAAGGCATGCAGCGCCGGGCCGGGGACGAGGGCTTCGTCGTCGGCGAATGCTTCATCCGCCGTCGGCCGCGCTTCCCCCAGGATAGCCTGGAGGTGCCGGTCCAGCTGCAATTCCTGCCTTCGGAGCAGTGCCCGGCCCAGCACAATGGCACGGCGCCCGGCGGCAACCCGATCGTCCAGGGAATCGAGTACGACCGGACCGTCCGGGACCGGCGGGTCGCCTATTGGTTCCACCGGGGCAACCCGACCGACCCGACGCCGGGCGACCTCGACCCCACCACCTTGGTCCGGGTGCCGGCGCGCGATGTGATCCACGTCTTCGACCCGTCCGAGGCCGGGCAGCGGCGCGGTGTCTGCCAGTTCGCGGCCGGGATCGTCCCGGCGTGGCTGCTGGATGTCTATGAGGACGCCGAGCTGGACCGCAAGAAGGTGGCGGCGCTGCACGCCTTCTTCTTCTTCCGTCCCGATCTGCCCGACGCCGAGAACGAATCCATCGCCCCGCCGCCGCCAATCACCCTGCGGCCCGGTTCGACGGTGACGCTTCCCCCCGGCTGGGACGCGCGGCCCTCCACCCCGGCCGATGTCGGCGGCGCGTTCGAGGCCTTCATGTTCCGGGCGCTGCTGCGCCTGTGCGCCGCGCTCGGCGTGCCCTATCCGCTGGTCACCGGGGATTTCTCCAAGGTCAACTTCTCCAGCATCCGGGCGCAGTTCATCGCCTACCGCCGCCGGGTCGAGGCGTTCCAGCACGCGGTCATCGTCTTCCAGCTCTGCCGCACCGTCTGGCGCTGGTTCGTCGAGGCCGCCGCCCTGGCCGGGCGGCCCGAGCTCGCGCCCTACAGGACGGAGCTGTCCGCCATCCTGGACGTGCCGTGGCAGCCGCCGCGCTGGGAATGGGTCGATCCGCTGAAGGACGTGAAGGCGGAGAAGGAGGCGGTCGATGGCCTGCACAAGCCGTTGTCCGCCGTCTGGGAGGGGCTGGGCGAGGACCCGGCGGCGAACAAGGCGCGGATCGAGGCCGATCTGGCGTGGGTCAAGTCGCTCCGGGACAAGGGCTATCTGCCGCCGGACAAGGCGGCCGGCGCGGGCGCTCCGCCGCCGGCTGGCGGCAACCAGGACGGCGCCGAGGGCGGCGCGGCAACCGAGTAGGGCATCGACATGGCAAAATGGTACGAGATCAAGGCCGCCGCCGAGGGCAGCGGTCAATCCGCCCCCACGATCTTCCTCTATGACGAAATCGGCTATTGGGGCACCACGGCGAGGGATTTCGCCGACGACCTGAAGGCGCTTGGGCCGGTGACGGACCTCACCGTCCGAATCAACTGTGGCGGCGGCGAGTTCTTCGCCGGGCTGGCGATCAACAACCTGCTGCGCACCCACCCGGCCAAGGTCACCGTCAAGATTGACGCCTTCGCCGGCTCCATCGCCTCCGTCATCGCCATGGCTGGCGACGTGGTGGAGATGCCCGCCAACGCCATGATGATGATCCACAACGTCTCTTGGTGGGCGTCCGGCACGGCGGAAGACCTGCGTGAGACCGCCCTCATCATGGACCAGATGCGCAAGTCGCTGGTCGCCGCCTACCGGGCCAAGACCGGCCTGGATGAGACCAGGATCAGCGAGCTGCTGACCGATGGCGGGACCTGGATGACGGCGGCCGAGGCCAAGGATCTCGGCTTCTGCGATGTCGTCACCGGCGCGGTGGACGCGACCAACTTCGCCGCGGTGACCCCCGGCCGCTTCGCCGCGGTGCCCGCCGCGGTCGCCGGCAAGCTGAGCGCCACCCCGCCGCGCGCCCAATCCCCCACCGCCCCCAACGGAGACAGCATGAGCAAACCGCAGACCCCGACGGCGCCGACCGCCGGCACCCAGCCGCCGGCCGGCGCCGCCACCCCGGAGGCCGAGCTGCGCGCGCAGCTCGCCGCCGAGGCCGAGGCCAACGCCGGCAAGCGTTCCCCGGTCCCCGGCGAGACGCCGGAGGCGATGACCGCCCGGCTGCGCGCCGAGGCGGCCGAGATCACCGACCTGTGCGAGATCGCCGGCTGCCCGAGGAACGCGGCCGGCTACATCCGCAAGGGCCTGACGCCGCAGAGCGTCCGGGCCGAGCTGCTGAAGCGCGACGTGGCGCAGTTCGAGCGGAGTTCGGTCGCCCCGGTCACGGTCGAGCCGCCCGCCGCCAAGGCGGTCGCGATCGACGCCGCCGCCGCCTACCGCACGTTCAACAGCCCGAAGGCCTGATCCCATGGCAACGTTCACCGAAGGCATGCACGCGGGCGAGTTTCTCGTCTCGGAAGCCAATGGCCGCCTGTCGCGCGCCACCATCACCGTCGCCTCGGGCGCCGGGAAGCTCCAGGCCGGCACGGTCCTGGCGACGCTGACGGCCGGCGGCAAACACGTCCCCTACGACAACGCCGGCACCGACGGCTCGGAAACCGCCGCCGCCATCCTCTACGCCGGGGTGGACGCCACCGCCGCCGACGTGAAGGCCACCGGCATCGTCCGGCTGGCCGAGGTCGCCGCCGAGGCGCTGGTCTGGGCCGACGGCCTCGACGCCGCCGGCAAGACCGCCGGCCTCGCCGATCTGGCCGCCGCTTTCGTCATCGCCCGCTGAGGAGCCCGCCACCATGGCCGAACTGACCCTTGACGCCTTCAACGACGACGCCTTTTCCAACGCGACGATGACCGCCCAGGTCAACACCAACATCCCCTTCGTGCCCGGCTTCCTGGGATCGCTGGGCGTGTTCACCGGGGAAGGCGTCTACACCACCACCGTCGCCTTCGACGACGAGAACGGCAACCTCAGCCTGATCGAGACCAGCCCGCGCGGCGCGGCGCCGAGCCAGTCGAAGAACAGCAAGGGCACGACCCGCCACCTGTCCACGGTGCGCCTGGCGCGCGAGGCGGTCATCACCGCCGACCAGGTCTCGGGCGTGCGCGTGCTGGGCACCGCCAACCAGCTCCAGACCGCCGAGCGTCTGGTCTACAAGCGGGTGGAGGGGCCGACCGGCCTGAAGGCCCAGCTGGGCTTCACGCTGGAGCATTTCTATCTCGGCGCCATCGACGGCGTGGTCTACGACGCCGACGGAACCTCGGTGCTGTGGGACTATTTCGCCCATTACGGCCAGAGCCGGCCGGGCCTGACCACCTGGGACTTCGGCGCGTTCACCGCCGACGGCTCGGAGTTCGGCAAGGCCTGCCTCAAGCTGCGCCGGGCGCAGACCAAGGCGCTGAACGGCTTCTCGCTGGCCGGCGCCGCGCCGGTCGCGCTGTGCGGCGATGATTTCTACGACGCCGCGTGGGGCAACAAGGAGGTGACGCAGGCCCGCCAGCTGGCGGTCACCGGCAACATGCAGGCGCCGGAGATCATCGCCCAGCACGACGCCTACGACTCGTTCAAGTACGGCGGCATCACCTGGGTGAACTACCGGGGTTCGGACGACACCAAGGTGGCGGTGCCGGCCGACGAGGCGCGGCTCTTCGCCATGGGCGTGCCGGGCCTGTTCAAGACCTACTTCGCCCCGGCCGACACCTGGGATTTCGTCAACACCGAGGGGCTGCCGAGCTACATGCTCCAGCGCGAGGAGCGGCAGACCTCCAGCCTGCGGACCTTCGAGGTGCAGTCCAACCCGCTGGCCATCTGCCTGCGCCCCAAGAGCTTGCTCCGCCTGAAGAAGGCCTGATCCCCGTTCCCACGCCTGACTGCGAGAGGGCCGCCCCTGGGCGGCCCTTCGCGTTTCCGGAGGTCCCCGCATGAACGCCTTCGCCGGCATGCTCGACAGCCTGTTCGCCGACTCGAACATGGCGGTGGATGCCCTCTACACCCCGCCCGACGGCGGCCCGCCCGTGCCGTGCCGCGCGATGATCCGGCAGCCGGACGTGGACTGGCGCAGCGGAGGCAGCGCCATCGGCACCACGGCGCGGATCGCCGAGATCCGGGTGTCCGAGGTGGCGGCGATGGAGGAGGAGGGGCTTCTCGCCTTCGGCGGGCGGACGGCGAGCGTCCAGAAGGCCAGCCGGCCGGACGCCGACCGGCTGGTCTGGCGCCTGGAGCTGGGCTGATGACGGACCCCGTGCGGGAGCGGGTGCTGACCGCGTTCCAGGCCCTTCTCGAAACCGTGATGGTGGAGGCCTCCCCGCGCGCCATCACCGTCTACCGGGGGCGCCGCAAGGCGGTCCCCGACGAGAAGCTGCCGGCGCTGGTGATGCGGGGCGCCCCGGTCTCCTCCGACCAGGAAAGCGCGGCGGTGGTGCGCAACACCGAACGCATCACCGTGACGGCCTACACCAGCGACGCGACCGACGCCGGGCTGGACCGGGCATTGGTGGCGCTGTGGACGGCGCTCCAGCGCGCCATCGAGGCCGACCCGACGCTCGGCGGGCTCGTCGTCGACACCAACCTCGCCGACGCCGACCAGGACGCGGCCGACGAAGAGGGCATCGGCGGGCGGGGCGATGTCTTCGCCGTCTACAGCGTCGAGTACTGGACCAAGCCCGGCGACCCCTACGCCCTGGCGCCCTGACCACGTTTCATCACCCTGGAGAGCTTCCATGGACATTCCGGCCCATCGGGCGGCGGCGGTGGTGCCGACGCCTGCCCAGACCTTCGAGCGTCGCGACGGCGACCAGCTCGTGGCCATCACCGGGGAGACCGCTCCGGCGGACGCCTCCCTCGCCACGCCCCCGTTGGCCGACGAGACCGACGCCCATGGCGCCGAGCCGGACGGCGATCCGCTCGCCCTGTCCCCCACCGCCAAGCGCCGCCGGCTCGCCAGCGAGACGCCGATCGTCACCGCGCCGATCGTCACCGCGCCGCTGGCCGACTGAAGGAGCATCCCCCCATGGCCCTGCGTTCCCGCAACGCCGCCCTGCTGGCGAAGATCGAGACCACCGAGGGCGTCGAGGCCGTGCCCGTCGCCGGTCTCGACGCCGTGCTGGTCGAGAACCCGCAAATCAGCTTCAACCCCAACATCGTGCAGACCAACGAGGCCACGGGCAGCCTGGACGGGCGCGGCCCGATCGCCGGCGGCATGACGGTGCAGATCACCGGCGACGTGCTGCTGAAGGGCTCGGGCGCCGCCGGCACCCCGCCGGAGTGGGGCAAGCTGCTGAAGGCCTGCGCGTGGTCGGAGGTCCTCACCGCCGCCGCCGTTCCGGTCGCCCCGGAGGCCGCCACCGCCGGCACCGCCACCAGCTTGACGCTGGGAGCCGGCGCCAGCGGCACCGCCCAGGCCTATCGCGGCATGCCGCTGCTGCTGACCGGCAACCCGGCGGCCGGCGCCACCAGCTTCGTCGCCGACTACACCGCCGGGAAGCTTGCCGTCCTGGCGGACCGCTTCGCCTCGCCGTTGAGCGCCGGCACCAGCTATCAGGTGCCGGCCAACGTGCTGTACCGCCCGGCCTCGGTTTCCATCCCGTCGCTGACCCTGCACCTCTTCCTGGACGGCGTGCTCTACAAGGTGGTGGGCGCGCGCGGCAACGCCAGCGTCAAGCTCCAGAGCGGAAACATCGGCCGCATCAGCTTCACCTTCACCGGGATGTTCCTGGCCAAGGTCGATTCCCCGGTGCCGGCCGGGCTGGTCTACGACAGCACCCGTCCGCCGGTGTGGAAGGGCGGCAAGGCGCTGGTCGACCGCACCCCCTCGGCGATGGCCTCGATGTCGATCGAGTTCGGCAACCAGATGACCAACCCGGACAACCCGAACGCCGCCGAGGGCTTCGACCCCTCCATCGTCACGTCACGCAACATGACCGGGTCCTGCGACCCGCTGGAAACGCTGATCGCCACCCGCGACAGCATGGCCGCCTTCCGCGCCGGAACGCCGCAGATCCTCCACGCCTCCTACGGGACGGCGGTCGGCAACCGGATCGGCCTGACCATCCCGGCCGGCTTCTACACCAGCCTCGCGCCGGGCGACCGCAACGGGCTGATGACCAACACCCATCAGTTCGCCTGCACCGGCGAGGATGCCGGCGCCTTCCTCTGCCTGCACTGATCCCGAGACCCCGGCCGACACCGGGTCACCGATCGGCCCCGTTTGCGCAACGGGCCGCCGATGGGCGCCTCGGCGCCCGCGCGGGCGGGGATGTCGGCCCCGCCCGCACCCACTCCCTCAACCGACATGAGGCTTCCATGCTCCCCGTTTCCACCAAGGACGTGATCCCGTTCACGCCGCTCGTCGATCATCTCGCCATCCTGGCCAAGCTGCGCGACAGGGCCGAGGCCGACGCCGAGCGCGAGGCCTTCGGCCGTCTGATCGACGCCACCCAGGCCGAGATCGACGCCGCGCCGCAGCCGGTGTTCCGCCTGGGCATCGCCAGCCACTTCACCCGCGCCGCCTTCCGCCGCGACCTGAAGGCGGCCGGCACCACCTATCCCGGCGACGTCGCCCTGTACCGCGCTCTGCGCGAGGACCTGAAGGAGGTGGCGCCCTACAATCTGGACGACCTGCTGGCGCTGATCGACGAGGTCGAGGCCGCCTCCCAGGGCGAGGTCGATCCCACGGCCTCCGACAGGCTGGAGACCATCAAGAGCGTGGCGCGCTCGTGCGGTGGGCGCTTCGCCGCGCTGGAGGGCGACCGCGACTTCTTCATTGCCGTGGCCCCGCTCATCGCTTGCCGCCATTTCCTGCTCGGCTGGGAGGGCATCAAGGCGGAGGACGGTTCCGACGCGCCCTTCGTCCGCCGCCGCGACCTGACCACCGACGCGACGCTGGCCCATCTGTCCGAGGAGGAGCTTCAGGCGGTCGGCTTCAAGATCATGAGCCTGATGCGCCCGTCGAAGGATCTGGAAAAAAACTCCGCATCGCCGTCGCGGTCAGCCTCCAGCCGGAAGCCTTCCCCGACGGCGAAGACCAAGCGCCTGACGGCTCCGCGTGGGTCCTCTTCGGCGAACGCTTCGAGCGGAACCCCCGCCTCGACCTGACCGAGGACCATTTCGACATGGTCCAGTTCTGGCGGGCCTACCGCCCGCCGCCGGGCCGCGTCGCCGGCATGGCGGGCGGGATCATCCCGGTGGCCGGGCATCTGCCGGAGGCCGGCGGCTTCGGCGATCAGGCGGCGATCATGCTCGACGCCTTCGCCATCATGACCGCCGCCGAGGCCGAATTGCTGGCGGGAGAACCGGGATGAAGATCGTCGGCCGGATCAGCGGCGACCTGAAGGAGCTGATGAACACCCGCTTCGACGAGATCGCCGACGCCGCCCGCGCGGCGGTGCGCTCCGCCTCGGAAGGTCTCCAGGCGGAGCTGCGCCGGCAGACCGTCGCGGCCGGGCTGGGCAGTGGGCTGGAAAAGGCGTGGCGGCTGGACCTGTATCCCAAGATCAGCCGTCGCCGCACCCTCCGCCCGGCGGGGCTCGTCTACTCGAAGGCGACCCGGTTGCACGATGCCTTCGATAATGGCGAGACCATCACGGCGCGCGGTGGGAAGTGGCTGGCGATCCCGCTGCCCGCCGCCAAGGCGGCCGGGTTGGACAAGAGCCCGATGCGTGATGACTCCCGTCGCGCCAGCCCGATGCCGGCGAAATGGTCCAACGTGGTGGCCGCCACGTCGAAGTTCGGGGCGCTGCGCTTCGTGCCGATCGGCAACGGCGCCCGCGCCCTGCTGGTCGCCGACGGCAAGGCGCGGGGCGATACCCTGGCGCGCGGCGGCGCCGGCCGGGCGACTTCGATTCCCCTCTTCCTGCTGGTCAAGCGGGTGCGGGGCCGCAAGCTCCTCGACCTCGCCGCCGCCGCCAAGCAGGCGGAGGCGCAGCTGGTCGCCAACCTCTCCAACATTCTCGGACGGTAGCCATGGCGCAGAGACAGGTCAGCGTCCGCATCGGCGTCGAGGCGGACAACCTCGACGCCGTCCGCCAGAAGCTGGAGGCGCTGGGCGTCACCGTCAAAGCGGTGGGCAACGACAACTCCGTCGACAAGCTGCGCCGCTCCTTCGAGGGGCTGGAGGGGCGGCTCGACCCCGCCGCCCGCGCCACGCAGCGCCTTGCCCGCGACACCGACATCCTGAACAAGAACCTCGCCGCCGGGACGGTGACGCAGGAGCGCTACAACCAGCTGTTGGCGCGGTCGCAGCAGGCCCACGCCCAGGCGGCGGCGGGGATGGGGGCGGCCACCAGCTCCGCCGGCTCGTTCCGGGGCGCGATGGGCAACCTCGGCGCCCAGATCCAGGACGTGACGGTGCAGGCCCAGATGGGCACCAGCGCTTTCATCATCATGGCGCAGCAAGGGCCGCAGATCGCGTCCGCCTTCGGCCCGGCCGGCGCGGTGATCGGCGCCTTCGTCGCCATCGCCTCGGTGGCGGCCGGCGCGATCTTCAGCCTGGGCCAGAACGCCGACGACACCACCACCTCCTTCACCAGCTACACCAAGGCGCTTGAGTTCGCCAAGCGCGCCAGTGACGAGATGAAGGGCGCGTCGGAGGGGGTGAAGGCGGCGCTGGAGGCCGAGGGCCGCGCCGCCACCGACGCCGCCCAGAAGCGGCTGGCCAAGGCCGACGCCGAGCTGAAGGCGCTGGAAGTCGGGATGCTCGGCACGGCCGACGCGGCGTCGGCCGCCGGTGCCGCGATCACCTATCTGTTCCAGAACAGCAAGGTGAAGGAGCTGCGGCAGGAAGTCGAGGTGCTGCGCGGCACCTTGGGCCAGTACAACGACGGCGCCCGCGACGCCCGCCTCGCCACCGAACAGGGCAACACGTCCCTGCGCGACGCGCGCGGCGTGGTCGAGGATTACCGGGAGAGCCTGCGGCAGCAGATCGCCGAGGCCAAGCTGACTGCCGACGCCGAGGACCTGAGCAGCGCCGGGAAGCTGCGCGCCCGGCTGGAGACCGAAGCCCTGACCAAGGCGCGTGCGGCTGGGCGCATGGAGCTGGACGCCGGCACGCGGTCGCTGATCGACGAGCTGGTCAAGCAGCAGGAGCGCATCGACCAGCTCCAGGAGGACGAGAAGGCGTCGAACAAGGCGGGCACGGCGGCCGAGACGCTGGCCAAGCAGCGCGCGCGGGTCGTCGCCGAACTCGACCGCGACGTGGACGCGCAGAAGCGGCTGGCCGAGATCGCCGGCATGGGCGCGGCGGAGCAGCGCGCGGCCAACGAGCAGACCCGCATCGCGGCGGAGCTGGCCAAGGCCCACACGACCGAGTCCACCGCCGAAGGCAAGGCCATCGCCGCCAAGGTGAAGGAGGCCGAGCGCTGGAAGGCGGTCGCCGCCGACACCAAGACGCTGGACGCGGCCAAGACCAGCCTGAAATACGCCCAGGACGAGCTGGCGCTGAACACCCTGCTGCCGGGCGCCCGCGAGCGCGCGGTGCGCAGCCTGCAAATCCAGCGCGAGGCGACCGAGCGCTGGGGCGAGGCGGCCAGCGAGGTCAAGACGCAGTGGGTCGGCCTCCAGGAGCGGATCGCCGACACCCAGGCGATCAAGAAATTCCAGGACGACGTCCGCGATGTCGCCAAGGACATCGGCAAGGACGTGTCCGAGAACCTGTGGGACCAGTTCACGGGCGAGGCCAAGGCGCAGGACGCGCTGACGATCTTCAAGAACCTGTTCAAACGGATCGCCATCGAGGCGCTGAACGCCAACATCATCCTGCCGATCGTGACGCAGGTGGTCGGCTCGGCGCCGTCGCTGTTCGGGATCTCCAGCGCCGCGACCGGCGGCAGCGCCGGCAGCCAGACCGCCAACGGGCAGGGCGGCTCCATCGCCAACGGCGGCATGTCGCAGCTGATCCAGGGCGGCCAGAACCTCTACTCCGGGATCACCGGCTCCACGTCCTCGACCCTTGCGGGGGCCGGGACCTATCTGGCCGAAAGCAGCCTTGGGCACTCCTGGGGCCTCTCGACCGCCTATCCGATGATGACCAGCGCGCCGGTCGGCACCGGGGCCGGCGGCACGCTGATCGCAGGCGAGGCCACCAAGGTCGGTACCGCCTACGCCGCCAATTCGTCAGGAACCGCGCTGTCGAGTGGCCTCGGCGCCATCGGCGCGGCGGCGCCCTACGGCATGCTCGGCGGCATGGGGGGCGCCTACCTCTCCAACACCTACATGGGTGGGTCCAAGGTGGGTGGCGCCGTCACAGGCGCGGCTCTGGGCGTGGGCACCTATGCAGCCGGCACGGCGATCACCGGCGCCCTGGGCATGGGCGCGGCGGCCTCGGCCGCTGGCGTCAGCGGCATGGCCGGCGCCACCGCAGCCCTGTCCGCCATCCCCGTTTATGGGTGGATCGCGGCGGCGGTTTTGGCCGCCGTCATGGCGGCGGTGGGCAGCCAGAAGCCCAGCGTCGGGCCGAACGCCCAGGGCAATGTGATCGTGCAAAATGGGCGCTACGCCCAGGGGCCGAGCGCGGCGGACAACGGCGGCGACGACTCCAACGTCAAGACCGTGACCGCCGCCCTCGCGCAGGGCTTCAACACCCTGGCCGACACCTACGGCCTGAAGATCGCCGACAAGAACTTCGGCTATTGGGAGGGCGGCACCGAGGCCGCCACCGGGAACGGCGTCCACAACGACCCCAAGCTGCTGATCCGGCGGATGGTCAACGAGGGCATCAGCGCCTCGGACCCCAACAGCTCCGTCGCCAAGGCCCTGGCATCGGACGCGGCCAAGAACGTCGATGATCTCGAAACGCTCCAGAAATACCTCGACGTGGCGAAGAAGATCGACACCGCCACGGAAGCCTTCGCCGAGCTGAACAAATCGCTCGCCCAGGTGCAGGCGAGCGCGAAGACGGCGGCGGCGGACGGTTTCAAAAGCATCGACGACGAAATCAAGACCGCCGACACCATCGGCCTGGGCACGGCGTACCGGAACAGCCTGGAAAAATCGATCCGCTCCACCTTCGAAGGGGCGGTGGAGGCCGCGACGCCGTGGGAAACCGCGATGGCGCAGCTGCGCGGCTCGACCGACGCCTGGATCGAGGCCGTGACGCGGTGGAACGTCGGCGTGTCGGAAGCGGAAATCCGCGCCGACGCCGCCGCCAAGGCGACCAAGCTCCGCGCCCAGGCGATGGAGGAGTACAACGCCGCGCTCTATCAGGCGCAGGGCCGCGACTACCTGACCACGCTGGCCGGAATCGGCGCCGGGCGCGACACGACGCGGCGCAACTTCGCGGCGCTCGGGGTGGACGATGCCGCCGGCAAGGCGGACGCGCTGGTCACGGCGCAGCTGACCAACGCCATGTCCGGGCTGGGGCTCGCCGCCCTGTCGGACGTGACGACGACGCTGGGCGGCGCGGTCGGCACCTTGGCCGAGACGATGCGTCTCGCGGCGCAGGCCACGGCCACCGAGGATCTGACGGTACGGTCGCTGAAGGCGCAGGGGCGCGGGGAGGAGGCCGCCGCGCTGGAACTGTCGCTGACCCAGCAGCGCGCCTACGCCCAGGCGGTCAAGGACGGCAACGACGCCGCCTATCTGGCGGGCTTGCGGTATGTGCAAGGGCTGGACAGGGAAACCGCCGCCAAGGAGCGGCAGGCGGCTCTCACCGCCTACAACGCCGACCTCCTGGCGCGGACCTACGCGGCGGTGGGACAGGACCGGATCGCCCAGCTCCTCTCCCTCGACCAGCGGCAGGCGGTGGAGCTGTCCCAGGCCCGGACCGCCGGCCGGGACACCACCCAGCTCCAGCGGGTGCAGCTGGCCGAGCGCGAGACGCAGTCGTTCCAGTTGGCCAAGCAGGATCTGCTGGACGCCTACGACGAGAAGATCGCGGCGGAACAGGACTACATCGCCACCCTGACCGACGGCGCGGTCAAGGTCGCGCAGTCGGCCCGGCAGTTCCGCTCCGCCTTCGACGCGCTCGCGCTCAACGACAACGCGCCCCTGTCGGCCTTCGACCGTCTGGCCGAGGCTCGCCGCCAGTTCGAGACGGCCTATCGGACCATGCACGCGGCGACGGCCTCCGACGCCGCGAAGGAGGCGGCCGGGAAGGACTTGCAATCGCTGGCCCCGACCCTCGTGCAGCTGGCCAAGGGCTTCTACGGCAGCACCGACGCCAGCGATTACGACCGGGTCCGCGCGGTGCTGGCCGAGTTCGGCGACGTGTCGGCGCTGGGCGTGGACACGGCCGAGCAGCAGCTCGAAACGGCACAGGAGGCGCTGAAGGAAACGCAGCGCGCCCGCGCCGAGGCGGCCAGCTTCGGGCAACGGCAGATCGGCCTCGGACAGGACGCGGTCAGCCGGCTCAACGACCTGAACGCCACCATGCTCCAGAGCCACGCCATCATGCAGGCGGCCCTGTCCCCGCTCAACCAGCAGACCGGCACCCAGACCACCGCCACGGTGGACCGGATGCTTCAGGGGCTGACGGCGCAGACCCTGCCGGCGATCATGACCTGGGCACGGGCGCAGGGCAGCGGGACCGTCCAGGCGGTGATCGACACGGCGGACCAGCGGCTCGGCTGGCAGAACAACCCGTACCGCTACACCAGCCCGGTCGAGTTGCAGCCGGTCGGCCAGTACATGAGCGCCGACGCGTTCGCCGGGGTGATGCGCGGCATCGGCTTCACCGGCCCGATGGACAAGGCCAACAGCTGGATCGCCGCTTACAACCAGCAGACGACCTACGAGGCGGCGGTGCGGGCCTGGGCGCATGAGCATGGCGTGCCCGGCTTCGCGGCGGGCGGCATCATCCCGCACAGCCCCGGCGCCATCCCCGGCGTCGATTCCGTCCCGCTGATCGGCATGCCGGGGGAAGGCGTGGTCAACCTGCGCGGTATGGGCGTGCTGGGCGCCGACGGTCTCGCCGCCCTGAACTCCGGCCGGTGGCCCGCCAACGACCGGCGCGGCGGCTCCGTCACCGCCTTCCGCGCGGGTGGCGCTGGAGCGTCGGACGGCGGCACCGCTCCGCTGCTGGCCGAGCTGCGCCGGCAGAACGCCCTGCTGGAGCGCCTGATCGTCCTGACCGAGGAGGGCGACGCCGACAACGCCGCCGCCACCCGCGAGGGCGCCGTCGCCCTGACCAAGGCGTTCGGCGCCCGGACCGGCCGCGCCGCCGACCCGGTCGGTTCCCGCCTTCGCACCGCCAACGGATAGCCCCATGCCCTACCTGCTGCGCGCCTGGCCGTACGACGCCGCCCTCGGCGCCGTGCGGCTTCTCCCGTTCTCCGACACCGGCTTCACCAGCGAGCCGGGGGACAGCCTGCCCAACACCTATTTCGTCCGCCGGATCGAGACGCCGCTGTCCGCCAAGCGATCCCTGTTCGCCGGCACCGCCATCGGCGGCTACAGCGAGACGAGCTTCGGCCGCGCCACGCTGGCCAACGACGACGGCGCCCTCGACGGGCTGGCGGAGCTGGAGTGGGACGGCCGGCGGGTGGAGATCCTGCACACCGCCAAGCAGCGGCCGACGCTGGCCGACTTCGGTGTGCTGTTCAGCGGCGCGGCCGAGCAGCTGGTGCTGGGCGACGAGATCGCCATCGAGCTGCGCGACCTGCTGGTGCTGTTGGACGTGCCGGCCAGCCGGGGCCAGTTCGGCGGGACGGGCGGGATCGACGGCACCAGCGAATTGAAGGGCCGGGAAAAGCCCTGGCTGATCGGCCGGCGCCGGCAGATCGAGCCGGTGCTGATCGACGCCGCCCGCAACGTCTACATGATCGACCCGGCCGGCTTCAGCGCCTTGCTGGCCGCCCGCGACATGGGCGTGGTCTACGGCGGCGGGGTCAACGATTACGCCTCCCACGCCGCGCTGATCGCCGCCACGGTCCCCGCCACCGGCATCGCCACCGCCAAGGCGGCGGGTCTCATCCGCCTTGGGCAGAAACCCGCCGGGCGCTTCACGGTGGACGCCGAGGGCGTGACGGTCGGCGGAAGCTGGATTTACCGCTTCGCCGATCTGGTGCGTCACCTCGTCATCGCGATGACCACGCTGACCGCCGCCGACCTCGACGCGGCGTCCTTTACCGCGTTCAACGCGCTTCAGCCGGCCGTGCTGGGCTACTGGTGCGACGGCGCCAACGTGCCCCAAGTCCGCGCGGCGATCGACGAATTGGCCGAATCGGTCGGCGCCTATTGGGGCTTCGGCGAGAACCGGTTGCTGGGGCTGGGGCGCTACGACGGCCCGGCCGCGTCGGCGGATTTCACGTTCGATGAGCGGCACATCATCGAGCTGACGCCGCGCGCCGTCGAGCGCCGCATGAAGACGCTCAAGCTCGGCTACCGGCCCTTCGCGGCCACCATCACCGATGCCGACCTCGCCCAGGTCAACGTCACGGCGGCCGACCGCGAGGCGCTGCCCAACGAATACCGCTGGACCTCCGTCGGCACCCATGCCGGAGCGGCGGCGGCCTCTCTGCTGGCGCGCGAGGAGGAGGTCAAGACCCTCTTCGACCTGGAAGCCGCTGCGGTCGCCGAGCGGGACCGCCGGCTGGCGCTCTACGGCGCCAAGGTCAAGGCCTTCGAGGTGGTGGTGCCGCTGACGCTGGGGCTGGAGGTCGGCCACACGGTGCGGCTGACCGACGCCCGCTATGGGCTGGCCGCCGGCTGGCGCGGGCTGGTGCTGGAGACCGAGCGCGACGCGCTCGCCGAGGAACACAAGCTGACGGTGATCGGTCATGGCTAAGCCGCTGCACGTCCTGTGGAAGAAGCCGAGCGACACCGGAGCCTATTCCGGCGGCGCGTGGGTGGCCGGCGGTGGGCTGGCGCTGACCAACCTGACGACGCAGGACGTGCAGGAGGTGGCGCGCTCCACCGACACCGCCGAGGCCTCGACGTGGTGGCGGATCGACTTCGGCCGGCTGACCCCCTTGTCGATGTTCGCCCTCCTCAACCACAACGGCAGCACCTTGGCGCGGCGCCGGCACATCGTCACCAACAGCCCGGACAACAGCGGGCCGCCGGTCTACGACACCGGCTTCGAGCGCATGCGGGTGCCCACCGTGGTGTGGGGCGCCGAGGCCTTCGGCGCCTTTCCCTTCGACGGCATCGACGCCGACGCCTACCCCGGCGGCACCGTCGACCTGCACATCGCCCCCGAGCCGGTCTATGGGCGCTACCTCTTCACGCAGATTTCCGACGAGGACAACCCGGCCGGCTACGTCCAGGCCGGGCGCTTCATGGCCGGCGAAGCCTGGGCGCACCGCTACACTTACGGCCTGACCGTCAAGCCGGTCGACCCCAGTGTGGTCAAGCGCACGCGGGGTGGGCTGCGGCTGGTGCGCAAGCTGCCCGGCTACCGGACGGTGACGGTGACCTTCGAGCACATGTTGGCGCGCGACGCCTACGGCACCGGCTTCGAGATCGACCGCCAGCTCGGCAAGAGCGGCGATTTCCTGCTGGTCTGCGCCCCCGACGAGGACCCGTCGCTCCGCTTCCGCCGCACCGTCTACGCCGCGCTGACCGACACGGTCGGCATCACCACGACCTCGCTCGGCCGCTACGGCTGGGCCATCAACGCCGAGGAGCTTGTCTGATGCCGATGTTCGCCGGCCGGAACTGGACACTCGCCGACTTCCAGCCCTTCAAGTATTTCGAGAACTGGACTCCGTTCTGGGGCGATGTCCTGACCGAGCTGGACAGCCGGGCGGAAGGCATCGGCGAGGCCACGGCAGCGGCCATCAGCGCCGCCGAGGCGACGCTGGCCGACCGGCAGACGGTGGCCCAGGATAAGGCGGCGGTCGCCACCGACAAGACGGCGATGCACACCGACCGTCTCGCCGCCGATGCCGACGCAGCGGCCACGGCGGCGGACCGGACGGCGGTGGCGGCCGACAAGACGGCGGTGCATGCCGATCGTCTCGCCGCCGACACCGACGCCCAGGCGACCGCCGCCGATCGGCTGGCCGTCGCCACGGACAAGACGGCGGTGCACGCCGATCGCGTGGCGGCCGACGCCGACGCGGTCGCCACGGCGGCCGACCGGCTGGCGGTGGCGGCGGACAAGGCGACGGTGGTAGGTGACAAACAGGCGGTGCATGACGACCGCGTGGCGGCCGACGCAGCGGCGGCGCAGGCACTGGCCGCCGCCGCCAGCGTCAACCTGCCGGCGATCACGGTCGCCAACGCCGGGCAGGGCCTGGAGGTCAAGCCGAACGGGACCGGCTGGCAGCTTGCCACCTTCCTGAAAGCCCTGGCGGGCACAGCCACTTCGTGGATCCGCACGGTCGCCGGCTCGGCGGCCACACCCGGTCTCCAAGTCGGCGAGGCCGGCACCGGCCTGTACCTCGTCAGCGCCGGGGTGGTCGCGCTGGTGCTCACCGGGGCCGTCGAGGTGTTCCGGACCGCAGCCAACGGTGTCGCGAGCTTCGGCCGTGCCGTCGTGCCCAAGACGGTGGATGCTCCTTGGACCAGCACGATCACGCTTGACCTGACAGCGGGCAACAAGTTCCGGACCACCCTTGGCGGGGCGACTGTCTATGGGAACCCCACGCTGACGGCGGCCATGATCGGGCAAGAATTCACGATCATCCCGACGCAGGGCACCGGTAACCAAACCGTCAGCTTCTCTAGCTTGTTCAAATTTCCCAATGGCGCCGCGCCGACGGCCTCGACCGCCGCCGGCAAGCGGGATCGGGTCATCTGCGAGGTGGTCAGCACGACCGCCATCGACGCCGTCTACATCAAGGGGTTCTGATGATGGATGCCTTCATCCGCCGCCCCTCCGGCCTGCTGTTGCCACCGGAGCCGCGCCTTCACCGCCCGCAGCTCTGCGACCTGTTCGGCGGCACCATGATGATGGGCTCCGCTCCGCTGCGCCTCGTCAAATTCAAGTTATGGGGAGCGGCTGGAGGGACAGCGACTGGCAATCCGGGCGCGCCCGGTGGGGCGGGCGGTTATACCGAGTACACCGATACGTGGGAGGCCGGGACGGCCTTCGGATTGGTTGTGGGGGGTGGAGGCCTTAACTTCGCGGGCGGGGGGTTGGCCGGGGTCTTTTCCAGTACGACGATCAATCAGGGCACGGCCATTGCGATCGCTGGCGGCGGCGGTTCCAGCGGTGATTATTTCAGCCAGACAAAGGGCGGCGCCGGAGGCGGCCTATCGGGAGAGGCGGGCTACGCTTTTAGCTTCGGCTCTGCCGGAGCTGGCGCCACACAAACGGCCGGGGGCGGCGCTCTCAACGGTGGCTCCGGTGTCGGCGCTGGTGGCGGGTCGTCCGGCCCGACCTACGGCGGGGGCGGTTCCGGCAGCAACGGTGGTGGCGGTGGCGGTGGTGGATACTTCGGGGGCTACGGCGGGAACACCGCAGGCGGTGGCGGCGGCAGTGGGTTCGTGCTGTCCGGCGCCAAGGGTTCGACCGTCGCGGGCAGCGGTCCGACGCCTGGGAACTCTGGTGACGCTGACCGAGCCGGGGCTGGGGCCGCCGGGGCCGCGCAAGGAGCCGATGCGCGCATCGTGATCTTCATCGACGGCCTTTACCACACGGCCTTCGGTTATGGCGGCGCAACATTTATCGTTCCATGAGGCATCAGATGCACACATTCCCTTTGGTCGTGGTGACCGGCAACAGGGTCGCTGCCGTCTTCGAGCGTCGAGCCCAATTCATTGGCCCTGGTGATGTCCCACACCCCGCCGAAGCCTGGGATTTCTGGACGCCAGCCGAGTGGGCCGCCCTATGCCCCGGCTGGACGATCCTCCCGCTGGTCGATGAGCAGCCGCCGACCGTCGCCGGAAAGCGCGCGGTGCGCCGGCCGCTGGCCGACTGGACGGTCGGCGCCGACGCAGTGAGCGTCACCTATGAGCCGGTCGACCTGACGCCCGCCGAACTGGCCGCCACCCTCAGCGTGGCCCGCGTCGCCAAGGTGGCCGCCATCAACGCCGAGCGCGACCGCCGCCTCTCCGTCGGCGCCCCCTATGCCGGCAAGCGGATCGAGGTCTCCGACAAGGGACGGGCCGACCTGGGCGGCATGGTGTCGGCCGCGATCCTGGCGACCAGCGGCGCGGCGCTGTGGGGTGAGGGCTACGCGCGCGGCTGGATCGCCATGGATAACGAGCGGGTGCCGCTGCTCACGCCGCTGGACGGCATCGCCTTAGCCGGATCCGTGGGCGACTGGTACGGCCTGACCATGCAGCACGCCCGCGATCTTAAGGACGCGGCCTTGGCCGGCGATCTGACTGCGGTGAACGAACTGGCCGGCTGGCCCGGCTGATCCCCGCGACAACACTCCAACCCCGATCGACCGACAAGGCGCCGCGTGGCGCCTTTGTCGTGTCTGGAGGATCCCCGCATGTTCACCACCCTCTGGCCAGCGCTTGCCAGCTGGCTGGCCGCGTCGTGGCCAGCCGTCGTCCTCTCCGCTCTGGCTCTGGCCGCCGCCTACCGCGAGCGCGGGCAGGGGCACGCTTGGCTTGGCACCACCGGGGCGCGCGTGGTCTTCTGGGCGCTGCCGGTCGGTGCCATGACCTTCGCCTTGGCTGGCCCGCCGAACCTGGACGGGGCGCGGGTGGCGGTGCTGACCGGTGCTCTGGCCTACGCCGGCATGGCGTGGCTGCCGCACGCTGCCGGACAGAACCTGACCGAGACGGCGGCGGCCTACCCGCAGAGCTGGACCGCTCGCATCAGCCTTTCCAACAAGCTGGGCTACCTCGCCGCTGTGGGCATCGCCCGGCTGGCGTTGATCGCCCTGCCGCTGGTCCCCGGCCACCCCGCTGCCCTGTGGCTGCCGCTCGCTGGGCTGGTCCTGCCGCTCGCCTACCTTCTGGGCGCCCGGCTGCCGGCGTTGCCCTGGCGCCTGACCACCGCCACGGAGTGGGGCGAGGCCCTGTCCGGCTTGGGCATCGGCGCCGCGCTCGCCGTCACGCTGACCGCCTGAAGCGGGGCAGGAAGCCACTTCATTTTTCCGCCCTCTTCGGAGGTCGGAAAATGGGACATGACCGCCCGCAACAGACCCCGACCGATCCCCGATTCGTCACCCACGCCGCCCGGCCCGTGCCCAGCGGCCTTTTTGCGCTGAAGGAGACCATGCATGCGCGCCATCCCGCATTCCTGCCCCGAACTGGTGAAGGCCGCCGAGGGCCTGCGCCTCACCGCCTACCCCGATCCCGCCAGCGGCGGCGCGCCCTGGACGATCGGCTACGGCCACACCGGGCCGGAGGTTCGCCCCGGCCTGACCATCACCCCGGCCCGCGCCGAGGAACTGCTGGCCCAGGATCTGACCGAGGCGGCGGCGATCGTCGACCGCGCTGTCAACGCGCCGCTGACCGACGCCCAGTTCGGGGCGCTGGTCTCCTTCGTCTTCAACGTCGGCACCGGGCGGAAGGCCAAGGGCAAGGACACCGGCAAGGACGGGTTCCTCGTCCTGAAGACCGGCAAGCCCTCGACGCTGCTGGTCAAGCTCAACGCCGGGGACCATGCCGGCGCAGCGGCCGAGTTCGGCAAGTGGACGCGCGGCGACGGCAAGGTGATGGCCGGCTTGGTCAAGCGGCGCGCGACCGAGGCGGCGCTGTTCCTGGCCGACACCAACGCCCCGGTCACGCGCGCGGCCGAGCCGGCGCCGGGCATGAAGCCGCTGGCCAAGTCGGTGACCGGGGTCAGCGGCGGCGGCGCGCTGGGGCTGGCCACCGTCGCGGTGGTGATCGACCAAGCGCGCGACGTGTCGGAGTCGGTGCGCGGCCTGCTGGAGGCGCTGCCGTCGGGCGCGCTGGGCTGGGGGGTCGCCGCGCTGCTGGGCGTGGCGGTGGTGGTGATGCTGGTCCGGCGCTGGGACGACCAGCGCAAGGCGGCGTGATGGTCCTCCTCGCCGCGCTGTGGGGCCGGGTCGGTCCCACCCTGATCGCCGCCGGGCTTCTGCTGGCGGCGATCGTCTCCTTCGGTGCCGTCCAGCGCCGGGCCGGGCGGCGGGACGCCGCCGTCAAGTCGACCACGTACTCCCTCTGGAACGCACAGGTGCGCCATGACATCGAGGACGATCTTCGCCGGGCTGGCCCTGGCGCTGCTGACCGGCTGCGTGACGAGTGGAGCCGGGACTGAGGGCGCCTGCGCAGCGTGGCGGCCAGTCTACGTCAGCCGGGCCGATGCGCTGACCGAGGGCACGGCGGAGCAGCTCCTTGCGCACAACCGTACTGGGGCGATCCTATGCGGGTGGAAGCCGGCCCGTTGAAGGCGAGGCCAAACCGTTCCCTGGGAACGGTTTGGCTAACAGGCGTGCGGAGCCATATATAATTTTGATCAAACTGTAGGGCGGCCAATCTAAGCGGAGACCGCCATCATTCCTGCAAATGAAGATGTCAAACTGGCCAGCTAACGTATTGATTTTGCTAAGGTGAGTTTAAGCCCGAAAGTCTGACAAACGCTAAATATTTCAATGCTCTAAGCATCACTTTTAATCATGTGGCCGTGGGTTCGAATCCCACCCGGATCACCAAAAACAGCTTGAATATCAAGCGATTAGACAAAGGCCCCGAGCAATTTGCCGGGGCCTTCGCTTTTGTGTCCGCACCATGTCCGAATTCCGGACAAGGCGTGTCCGCGCCATTGCGATGCATTGGACCGCGGCAGGCGCTATCCTCCGGCCGTCCTTGTGATTTGGATGGGAGTGCGGAATGGACGATCCATCGGGCGGATGGGCAAAAGCGGCGAAGGCGTCCGCCGAGCTTGGCGGAAAGGTGGTGGACGCAGCTCGCGACCTGGGGAGCTTCATTGCCGGGCCGGCGGCTGAGGTGGTGGGGATGGTCCAGGACCAGCTCAAGGTCGCGCGGTTCGAACGTCGGATCCGGCTAATGGATCGCGTCGATGCGCTCATGAAGGAGCGAGGCATGTCCGGGCCAACTCGACAGCTTACCCTAGCGGTTGGGCTGCCGCTTCTCTCTTACGCCGCAGTTGAGGAAGATGACAATCTCCAGGACCGATGGGCGACCTTGTTGACGAACGCTGCGGATGCCGGCAGCGGGACTGAGATGCGGCGTGCGTTTGTGTCCATGCTCGCCGACATGACGGCCCTGGATGTGAAGTGCCTCGTGGCTATCGCAACGGCTCCGAACGCGGGGAACGGCACCATCCTGACGGGTAAGTTGCCTGATTGCGTTGAGATCGACGAGCAGAGCGAAGCGGACGCGGCTATGCCGACAAAGGATGTGGCTGTGTCCCTCGGGAACCTCTATCGGCTGGGGTGCATCACGCTCGGTATGACCTGGGGCGGCTGGATGCATCCGGCGACCGCCGCGATCACACCGCTTGGCCTTGCCTTCGTGCACGCCTGCACCGCCCAGCAGCATGTAGCAACGCCATAGCGGACCACAGCGGTTTCAGCCCTTCGGAACTATCCATATTCGTCACGCTACATATCTCTTGTCTAATCCGTAACGTGACGCTAGATTGTGTTACGTTACGGACATGGAGGCCGCCTTGCAGGCGAAGCCAAAATATTTCGAGACCGCTTTGCCTGGAGCGGAACGGCAACGTCTCTACCGGCAGCGCAAAGCTGATCGGGAACGCCACACGGCGGAGTTGATTGCTGAACTGTTGGCCACCGTGCCGGAAGACGTGGCGGCTCGACTGACCGCCGACGAGCGATACAACGAGATCATCACCGCAGCCTTGCTGCGCTGATTGAGCGCGGCCGATCCGGGAGGGGTAGGAGCCTCCCGGTCCGGCCTAACCACAACCCGAGCTGTAGAGGAGCTACGGACCATGGCTGGTTCCGAGAATACCACGACTTTGCCCGGCTGCATCAACGGACTGCCCAAGCGCGGCACCGGGCCGGGCATCCACCCCGACGCCGAGTTGCTGTTCGCCTGGGACGCCTTCACCGATGCTGTGACGGCCTACCAGTGCGCCCTGGATGGCGAAGAGGGGCTGTACGAGGAGATTACCTTCAATCTCGGTCTTCGCATCGAGGCGTTCCGCCCGAAGACCATGGACGGGATGGCGCGCCAGCTCCGTTACCTGCTGACCAAATACATCGACTGCGAAGACGCTTGGGAAGTCATCGTCTTTGGGGGCAACATGACGTCGGGCCTGAAGGAGATCCTGGACAACGTTCATCATGTCGGGATGCTGTGGCGCATGCTCGAATCGATTGATGGGCCTGCGGAGCGCATCGCCCGCGCGGCGACAGGGCGAAACGGCGGATCGACCCTCATCCCGGCGCTGGGCATGACCTTCGCCGATGCCAGCGCCAAGGTGCTCGCCTTGCTGGGCGATCACCAAGCCGCCGCCGAAGCCAGAACCGACGATCCGCCCGATCATCTGGTGGTGGAGGCGTGCGAGATCCGGCGCGCGGTGTTCACCGCGCCGCCCCGGACCCCGGCCGATGCGCTGGCCGTGTTGAACCTGCTGGCGGACGACGGCGCCGGCCTGACCGATGGCCGCTGGGTGGAGGGGCAGGAAACCGCCGTGACCCTGCTGCGCGACTTCATGGCGCGGCAGGTCGCCCCCGACCAGCGGGTGTAGCGGCTGCGTTCGGTCGATGCCGTGGAATGGCTGACAGGCCGAAAGCCCGCGGCATCGACTGTCTATTTGCCCCGCCGACGATGTGCTGTCCAGGCGTCACGCCGCCGCTTTCGATCCTCTTCCTCCACGTCTCTCTCGTGGGCTTCGATCGAGTAGCCGGATAACATATCTACCGCTTCGTCGAGGCGGCGGCGATCCCACAGCTTGCTACGGCCATAGGTGATGGGATCGGGCCATGTCCCCTCCTCCATACCCAGGTTGAAGCTATTGACGGTTAGGCCCAGGTAGGAGGCCGCCTGCAGACGTGTCAGAAGACGCGGCCAGTTTGGCAGACCGGCTAGATCGGGATTGCGTGCCACGGGTCCTTCCTCAGTGCCAGGAGCACCTTGGCCAGTTGAGCTTCTCGACGTGCTGGTGTCGGTGTCCGGCGTGGACTCTGCCGTGCTGGAGGACCGCTACTTCCTGCATCCGGCGGAGAAGCTGTGGCCCGCTGCAGTCGTTGGTGACACGCTGACAAGTGGCCTTGGTGGTATCGGCGTAGGGGAGTAACAGCAGTCCGACCCTACGTATTTAAGACGTAGGGCCATTTTTTGGAAGCTTAAATGCCGCCACTTTTTAGCAACGGGTACTTTATTCTCAGCGTCGCCTTCTCACATTCTTCTGCGGCGGAAGTAGCGGATCTCTGTCTAACCCGCTCGGCGGCTCAACGTAATCCGCGTCAATCCCTTCGTCGCCGATCCCTACTTTGCAAAATTCAATACCCAGAGAGCAACACGTAATGTTCATAACCTTAAAAAGAGCGTCAGGCATCCGTGGTCCTGCGATAACTTTGGTTACAGGATTTTCCAAATAATACCATTCGCTATCAGATAATATGCGTATTTCTCTCTCGTATTCCCATTCCTTGTACTTTGAGAATAGGATCGTTCTCGCGGCATCATCTTCGCGCTTGACGTCTGCCAAATCGAGATAGGCATAGACACCTCGGTACTCAACAGGCCTGATACTCCTAGACCCTTCAGGAAGATTCATTTCGATTGCAACACCATCGAAACCACCAGCATAGTGTGACCAAAGCAAATGACAGTCATATGTGCCGCTTAGAGAGCATACTTTGTATTTATTCTTTGATTCAACGACACCCTTTACTATCCTCTGCGCTTCGGTTTCTTGATCATGAGAATAACTGTAAGCAAACATTCCTTCCATCGGATCGTTTAGATTTTTCCAGTCTGCACAGTAAAGTCGCCGGTTAATGATGATGTCGAATGCAAATGCAATCTGGGCCGCAGCCCTAAATTTGTAAGCCTTCAATTCTCGGCCTCCTTTTTCTTGATACGGCGTTTCATCCTATCAAAAAAGGCGGCGTAAGTTCAAAAAATTCTAGTTATCGGTAGAGATATACAAAGCCTGCAATTCATGAGCGCAGCGAGTCGGCCTCTGCCGACGAGTAAACTCCACCCTTCCAATAGAAAAGCCCCCGGCCTTCACCGGGGGCTTTGTGCACCTGCCGCGCCGCCGCTGTGGGCCGCAGACTGTCGGGGTTGTTGCGATCACTCTCCGACTTGACCGGCGCCGGTAGGAAGCCGACGCATCGCTGGGCGCTCCATCATCACAAGCTCCCCGCGTTCCTGGGCTATCAGGGCGCCGGGATGATGCCCGGCACCGTGCAGAACTTGTCCGGCCGGGCGACGGCGATGTCGGCGCGCAGGAAGGCACGGATCCAGATCTGCATCTTGCTGAAGGCGTCGCCGGCCGCGTTCGTCATCTCGATCACGAGGTTTTCGCGGACCGCCACCAGGAGGTTGGGGAACTCGCCCACCACGGCAACGCTGGCATTCGTCGATGTGCCACGGGTGAGGTTGTTCGGAACCTGCTTGGTCGGCAGCTTTGCCAGCGCCTTGAAGCTCTCCGGCGCCATGAGCGGCTGACCGGTGCTGTCCTTCATGCGGTCCAGCGTGCCGGCGGTGCGCGGAGAGAAGATCACCGCGTTCGCCTGCCCGTTGGCCTCGGCCACCTTCTCGACGGCGATGGAGAAGGGATCGTAGCTGGCCAGCACGTCGCCGTTGGCGGACGCGGTGACGGTCTGGATGCCGGTCGTGTTCACCAACCCCTTGGGCTCTTCACCCACGCCCGTGCCGAACAGCGCCACCCGGTCGAGTTCCAGCGCCAGCCCGGCGGCAAGCGCGTTGCGCACCACCGATTCGACGTTGGCGGAATCCATGAACAGTTCCCGGCTGAGCTTGACCAGCACCGCCAGGGTGCGGGCCTTCATGTCCACGGGCTCGAACGTCATGGCGCCTTCCGCCATGGCGGCGTTCTCGGCCTTCCAGCCGGGGGCCGGGTCGGTCAGAACCCGAGCGATGCGCATGGTCTGGCTGGTCATCGGGATCGTCAGCGCGCCGGCCTGCAACACACGGGCCTGATTGCGGGCGGCGTCGATCACGTCGGCGGAAAGGATGGTCGGGACCGTGTAGCCGCCATCGGCCAGCACACCCTCGCTCATCGCGCGGCGCTCCAGCTCGGCGCCGGCCCAATCGCCCGTGACCATGCCCCGGAAGTAGCGTCCAAGGTTCAGTTCGCCGCGCTGGTCGGTTCGGTGGTTGGGCAGGAAGGCAGAGCGCACCGACTGGCGCAGGGTCAGAGCGCGCACGCTGTCGCCGTCGTTGCCGATGATCCGGCTTGCGGGTTCGGCGCGCTGTTCGTCCGCCGACACAGCGCCGCCGCTTCCCACCGGGTGCTGCTGGGCGCGCTGTTCGATGGGGTCGCCCTGCGGCGCCTGGGCTGCGGCTGCGGCGCGGCGCGTGTCCTCCACCACCTGGGCACGGCGAATGTCCTCATCGAGCGTCTTCACGTCCGCCTCCAGCTTGTCGAACTGGCTGCGCGTCTGGTCGGACAACTCGCCCTTGGTCAGCCGCTCCATCTGGTCGATCAGGCCAGCCCGCTTCAGACGCAACTCGTTCAGGGTGAAGCCGCCCAGCGCGAACGGCAGAAGGTCGAGCAGAGCGCGCGTGTCGATCGGCGTTCCCTGCATGGTGGCGGCCAGCGCGGCGGCCGGGGTGAAGACGTGTAGGGCGATGGCGCCGGCCAGCGTTACGAACAGGGCCGCCAGCACCGACGAAGAGAGCCGTGCTTTCATGTGGTCACTCCTGATAGGCGGCGGTTGCCCCGCCGGTTTTAAGCGTGATGGCAAGTTGGTGGATCAAGGCGCCGTCGAAGGTCAGGTCTTCCCAGACACCCGGCTTACCGGTCGGGACGCAGGGGTTCCGATAGACATGCTCCGTCCCCTGGATGCCAATCCGAGCTTCTGGCCAAGAACGGCACACACGAACGCAGTCCACGCGGCCAGCAAGGCCAGGGTCGGACAGCACGGCGGTCAAGCCTTCGTGAAAAGTCGCGGCGCCCAGGCCATCGAGGATGGCGACGGAGGCAAGACCCCAGTAGTCGAGCACGCGAGCGCCCGCATCCACGGCCTTCGAGGCGGCGGCCATGGCGATCAGGATCGTCGCGGCGTGGTCTGGACCAATGTCCGGCGCATGCAGACCGCGACCGCCTTTGGGAAGCATGGCGCGTTCTCGAAGCTGGCGTGTGCGAACATCCAGGTCCGATGCGGGCCAGCCGGCCAAGGTCGTCATCAAGCTTTCGAACTGCCGCGCTCGCATCGAGCCACCTCATTTGTAGAATATACGAATGAATGCACGATAGCCTCATTCGGAGAAACTGCAATAGAGAAGTTGCGGTAGTGCGCAGGCTGGGGAAAGTGCGCACCCGGTGCGCACTGCGCACTTGCTGGACGGTTAGCAGGGGTTAACAAGAGCCCAGCGGCCAGCCCTTTGAATTTGAGCGAAAAAGTGCCGCTTTGGCCCTGCAAAACTCAGCATTTGTTAGCAGCCTAGCTGCGCGGCGCGGGAGCAAAGTGCGCACCTCAAATCGCTGGAGGGGAAAAAATCTGCGCGTGAGAGGGGCTGCGGTCCCGGCCGAGGACGATCCCCAGACTTTCGACCACCCCTCCCTTTGATCGACGATAGGCCATCAGGCGCCTCGCTCGCGGTTCCGGCGCAACCCCTCGCAAGCGCTGATACTCGTCGGCGCCAAGTCCGTCACACGGCAGATGGCGCCGCCGCCATGGTCCCACGCAACGCGAACCCGCCCGGCACCCTCGATGCGCGTCACCTTGCCCGCCCAATTCCGTTTCGTCCGAGCCTCCTCCACACGATCGCGGACAATGAACGGCTCGTCAGGCGTGCGCGTGATCGCAGGCGCCGCAACAGCCTGGGGCGCTAGCCCCCGGCCGGATGCTGGCTGTGTGGCCTTGCGGGTCGTCTTCGCCACCTTCCGCTTTGCCTTCTCGGGACGGGCTGCCGCTTTGACCTTGGGCGCCGTGCTGGCCTTGGTGGCAGATTTCGGCGTGGGTGGTTCCTTGGGCTTCGGGGCTTCTGGCTTTTCCAGCCAGCGCTCCTCATCCAGCCAGTTGCAAGGAAGCTTGATCCACTGCGTGTCGGGAAGGTGCGCTTTGGCCTTGGTGTACTGGGTCATTGCGGCAATGAGGATATCCGCCGATACACCGTCTTGGGCCAGAGCCTTTGCATAAGCGGTCTTTGCTTTTGCTCGGCCCTCTTGCTTGCGGCACACCGCCCAGAATTCATCGAAGCGATCTGGCTCGCCAGCAGGCGCCCCGATCTCCCGCTCGTTGCGGTCGGCCGGAGCACCAGCGGAGGCCGCCGCATAAGGCGGGGATCCCTCTTCTTCTCCCTCTGGGAACCCTCCGGGAGAAGAACCGGGATGGTGTAGCATGGGTGCTACTGGTCCGTTGCACCCATGCGACTGGTCCGCCGCATTTATGCAACCGGTCGCATCCAAGCTACCGGTTGCGTGGGTGCTACTGGTCGGGGCGGTGTAGTGGAGGTTGGGCCGGTAGACATTGGCCGTGCGCTCCCCGCCACGATCTGCACCGCCACGGAGCGTCACGGGCAGGATGCCGAGCTTCTCAAGCTGGGCCAAGGCTCGGATAACTGTCCCACGATGTACGCCGCTCCGCTCGGCCAAGCGCGCGTGCCCGATCCGTGCGAGACCCGTCTTGTTGTCGATGCAGGCCACGACATGGAGGAGCACTTTCACCTCGGTCCCGGTCAGCGTGCCGCCGGTCCCCGCTGCCAGGAGGAAATCCAGCTTGTCACTCGACAGGATGGCCACGGGCGTCCTCCTCCCACAGCCGATAGCCAAGCGCCGAGAAAGCCGCGCGCCGCTTCAGCAGCTTCCGCCGGTCCACCTTGCGCTCGCACGCGAAGACGAGGGGCACCTTCAGCCTGATGTAGGCCGTCAGGTGCGGATCATTCAGCGCGACCAGGGCGCACCCGCCGTCCACCATGAACGTGGCGGACAGGCACGGCGCGGCCATGGCTTCCGCCGGAGGCTGGTCGCCGGGGATGGCCCAGACCAAATAGGGTCGGCCGGCGCTGACGAAGGTCGCGATGCGCGCCGCCAGGATGGGCGCGGCACGTGGATTCGTGGTCATCATCGAACCCCGGTCCGACGGGCTTTCGGGTTCCGCTGGGTTTCCTTTTCGGCAATCCAGCGCTTGACGGAGGGGACGCTGAAGTAAATACGTCCACCAATCCGAACAAATGGTAAGCCATTCGGCTCATTCACCCGACGTGCAATTGTGCGCGTAGAGCATTTAAGCTCAAGAGCGAGCGCTTCAATGCTGACATAATCATGGAGGATACCCCCGGTGGCTTCCATTTTGTTTGTCTCCAGTCGATATGTATCTTCTGGCAGACACTTTCAGCCAAGTAAGAAATTGGTGCAACGAGGCACTTTATTCAGTGAATAAGAAAACCAATGCCAAAATTCAGTGATTAAATGGAACGCTTACCCTGTATTTCGGGCAGGCCGGATTGCAGCAGGCAAAATACGATAATAGGCTCGACGGACTTGCGCGGCAGTTCTTCTTCTTTCCGCTGCAGTCTCACTTGATTCCCTCGCGACATCGGCGAAAACTTGGCGCGTGCTTCCCTCTGACAGCATGATCCGAAGCGCCGCAGCCTCTGCCTCCTTCGCGCGGCGTGCTTTCTCCGGCTCTGGTAGCGGCGGGCGCCCCCGTCCGCGTCCAATAAGCCCGTGCGCTTCCATGGCCTCGATAGCCCCGCGAAAGCGCGCATCGCCGGTCTCGTCAAGCAGACGCTGGAGTTCCGCCCGAACCTGCCCCTTGCTGATCCGGCTCATAACGCACCCCGCTTCAAAGGAACCACGTTGGTGCCGGATCCGACCGATGCGCTGCTCACCAGGGCGCCCACACGCTCGGCCGCAGCCCGCAACGGATCATCGAACAGATGGGCATACCGCTGGGTGGTGGACGCCTGGGTGTGGCCGAGCAACGCGCCGATCAGCGGTAGCGACGCGCCCGAACTGACGAGGATGGACGCGAAGGTGTGGCGTAGGTCATGCACTCGGACGTCGGTCAGCCCCGGCGGCAGCTTCACCTTTTGTACCGCGGCCAGCTTGACCACCTCCGCGTAGCTCGGCATCCGCGGCGCGGCGTCGGCCCCCGCCGCCCGCTCGGCTGCCGCGACCAGTTCGGCCACCAGCCGGCCAGGCGCCGTGTCTGGCGCCGCCGCCCACATGGCGACGGTCGCGCGCTGTGTCACAGACGCCCAGCTCTTCTTGATCTCCGATTGGGGGCCTTCACCTGTTGGGCTGGGGAACAGGAATTCGCTGGGGGCCTTTTTGTCCTCTGCGGCTTTCCTTTCGGCCTCGCCCAGCATCGCGGACAGCAACGCCAGAGACGGAGCGGACAACGGGGCGCGATGCTCCTTCCGCTGCTTGGTGTGTGCCGACGGCTTCACCCACACTCCGGCCTTGAGGTCGAACATGCTCCAGGTCGCGGCCAGAACCTCGGTGCGACGAGCACCGGTCAGCATGAGGAGGCGGATAGCGTTTGCACTGGCTGGCTCCGGATGGGAAGCCAATGCATCAAGAAGAAACGCGATCTCTTCCGTCGAGAGATACCGGGCGCGCTTGTTCTCGTTGTTCCGTTCGATGCCTTGTGCAGGGTTATCGGTCCTGACTTCCAACTTAATCGACCAACTAAAAAGCTTTGAAAGCACGGCGACAACGCGATTGGCCTGAATTGGTGTACGCTTGCTTACCTCTCTGTGGATAGCATCAATATCGGCGTGCTTTATTTCTTCTACTTTCCTGTTGCCGATTTTCGGAATGACGATATTATCAAATATCAAAGTGTATTGCTGAACGGTGCCTGGGCGCTTTCTCGGCAGATAGTCTTCTTTGAATTGTTGAACCAACTCGGCGACGGTTGGTGCGGCGCGGTGGGCCTCGCGCTCAGCCAGCGGATCCTCGCCACGGTCGATCCGCTGCTTAAGGGACTTCGCCTCATCCCGCGCGGCGGCAACGGACCAATCGGGGAAGGAGCCTATGGTGATTCGACGCTCCCGGCCGGCTGTCCGGTAGTTCAGGACGAACGCTTTAGCGCCCGCCGCCGTCACCCGAACACCAAAACCTTTCACTTCCGAATCGTAGGCTACGCGGTTGCCGCTGGCCGGGGAGGGAAGGGCCTTCACTGTTCGATCGCTGAGCTTGTCCGCCAT